CAGCTTCTTCGGCTGCTACTTTTGCAGCTTCTTCTGCAGTAGCTTTTGCTGTAGCTTGTGCAGCAGCTTCTGCACCTTTAGCGGCAGCACCAGCACCCTGTAATATAGAACCAAATCCATACGAAGTTAGACCAGCTAATAAACCTTTCTTTAAGTCTCCTTCTAATAAACCTGTTGCTAAACCTGAACCAAGACCAGCACCTACTGGTCCACCAAATACACCACCTACAATACTTGCAGCAATAGGGATTGCATCACGCAAGCCAAAAGCTTCAGGCAATCCTGTTTCTGGATTGACAGTCATTTGACCCATTTGTGCTAACCCACTTAATTCAGTTGGGTTCATATGCACAAGAGTAGAGTCTCCATATCTTCCTCTAGAAGCTATGTTTTTAACTTGGCTTTGGATATTATTCATATTATTCCTCAGATGTTTCACAGCCAAATGCGTTTATACTAAGATTAGCAGTAGACGCATATGCCCTTATTTTATCAGTTTCATTAAGGGTAATGCCAATCACTAATGTATCAGTTGTATTACCACTCAATGCTTTGTCGAAAATTAAATAGTCTTTTGTTGCAGTTGCTGAACCTTCAGTAGATACAGAAATTCTGTAGGTTGCTGCACCTGAATCTCTATTAGCTATTACTATTGAACTAACAGTAGTTTGTGTAGCTGAAGGTACTGTATATAAATCTGTTTCTGTAGTAGCAGCAGGAGCTATTTGTCCTAATACTTTTAAACTATCAGACATTTCCTTTAGTACCCATTAATAAAAATTGATGACGCTTTATTGCCTTAGATAATGTAGCAGTTCTTAATGTATCTACATTAGCTAAGTCATTAAAAATATCTTGTATTATTTGTTCTATAGTTCTTCTAGTCACAAATTCGTTTTCTAATTGATACTCTGTTTCTGGTAATGGTAAAGGTGGTGATGATTTAGCTGCCATTATTTTCTCCCATCAGAACGAATATCAAATCTAGAGTCGCCTAGTCTCCAACGAAAATCTCCAGATTCATTTTCAATGCGAACAGAAACTTGTCTTGTTCTGCCTCTTGTATTTGTAAACTGTGTGCTTGGTGTTAAAGAAATAGTAGATAAAGTTGAGCGACTTTCTGCTGGATACCTTCTACCTTTCAAAGTTAAATTAACAGTATCATTAGAATTGCTAGATTCTAAAAACTCTATGTCTGGAATTACTTTGCTAATAAACATAAATGATTCTCCATCTGGGTCTAAATCAATATCTGCTGATTCTATATAGGCACTAAAATCAGAACCATCTGCAGTATTCCCAGTTTCATGGTTGTAAAGATAATTATTTTGTGTGTTATCTAATTTGCCTGTAGCTAATGGAAAGTCTAACAAAGGTGCTGGATTCCATGCAGTTCTTGTATAGCCATCTGCAGTAGTTCCAACAGTCCAAACTTTTTCCGCATAGTTATAAGTCACATACTTATCTATCTCTGTACTACTTGCAGAAGGATAAAACCAAATAACTTCATTGTGAACTTGATTATGTCCTGCAAAAATTTTAAATCTTTGTGATTTATTTATGTCGCTAAAAACATGGTCTAGCACAGTACAAGGTATTCTTTCTATATTACCTGTAGCTCTGTAAAAAGCACCATCATCCATAAAGTAAACTTGACCACCTACTGCAACTCCTGCTTTAGGTGCAATCATTCCTATTCCTCTAGCTATTTCATTAAAAGAAAAATAAAAAGGACTACCGACAAATCTCATAGAAAAAATACTTGTATCAGTAAAAACTAATGTTTCTTGTCTTGTTTGTATAGCACCAATAATTTGACTACCTGATGATAGCTTTACTCCACCTGCTGAGTTTGTAGCTGATGGTGTCCAATCAACCATATTCTCTGAGTCAGACCATCTTACAAACAAAGGGTCTACTGTACTGCTTCCAATAGGATTACAACCCAAAGCTATTAAATGTCTATCTACATCAGAAGTCATAACTTGAAAAGCAGATATAGGACAATTACTTGCACCAGCTAAAGAACTTGCTAAAACTCCTCTAGTGCCTAAACCATTTGCTTTTTGCCAGATAAATAAAGGACCACCTCTAGGTATAGCTACTAAATCTTCTCCAAAATTATCTATACTCCATAATCTTAATTGACTAAAAACAGCAACAGGACTTGTACTACCCCAAGTGCTTTGACCCCATTGTCCTGCACCCCAACCAGTTCCTGCAACAAATACATCTAGACCTGAGCCATATAAATATGTTCCAACTGTGTTTGAACCACCACCACTACCAGTATGGTCTGAAGCTTGAGCTAAAGTGACTGTATAAGTATTAGTTGTTGTAGTTTGTATTTGATATTCTTGGTTTAAAACATCAGCAGTAATATTACCACCTACAGCTACCGCACCAGAAAAAATTACATAATCTCCGGGATTTGCATTATGTGCTGTGTCATTTACTGTTAAAGATGTAGAACCATTTGCTGCTGTAAAAGTCACATCACCTGCAGCAGTTGTATTATCAACAGGTGTAATATCATAAAAAGTATTACCTTCTTGAATGTACCATTTAAAATGTGTGCCTAATGAATTGAAAGAAGCAAGAGTAGAAGTTTTATATGTATGCAATGCTCTGCAAGTTCCTAAAAAACTATTGGTTGAATTTTTAGACCAGCCTCCTATTTTTTCAGGTTTGCCAAATCTAAATCTAATTTTATCAGAGTCTCTCCAACCACCTTCATTTGCATATGAAGTTAGCTCTTTATTTATTCCGGGTCTAAATTGATATTTAACTAATGCCATTTATACTTCGTGCCAAGGCTCTCCTTGAAAAAGTAAAGCTTCTGCTTCTCTTCTTCTAACTAATCCTTGTAATACTTCTCCTCCTGCCTTGTTCCATCTTTTTATTTGATATGGAACTTCTTCATACATTTCTTTATTTAAAACTTTAAGCATAGTAGAACTAGCTAAATTTGTTGGTCCTAAGTTATATGTCCAACAAACTAAAGCATCAAATTGACATTGCTCTAAATCAACATCAACTAAATCTTCTACATAGCCTTCAAACTCTTCAAGTTCTATTTCTAAAAATGCTTCTGCTTCTTCTTTAGATATTTCCATACCTTCAAATACATCTTTAGTGTGACCCCAACCTATAGTCCAAACTCCAACACTATCTTGATAAGCTGTAAGTTCTAAGCCTTCAAATTTTTTTATAAGGGCAATACCCTCTTTAGATATTTTCATTTTCTTATTCCTCGTTGGTAGTGACTTTTCTATAGTAGACCACCACTTCTTTAAGCTCATTTATATACCTCTTAAGTTCTTGCATATTGTAAGCCATTAACTCATAGTCAGGAATTGACATAGCTACAAATACTATACGACCTTCCTCTTTTTTTACTCTTTCTAAAAACTCATCAACATTAAGCTCTGATACTACAAACCAATAGGGTTCGTTTAAATCTATCTCCCTAGGCATAACTGGTTGAGCTATGGTTCTTTTGAGAGGTTTGCTTATTACATCTACTTGTTTAGGAATCAGGCTGCAACTGTAAGCCATCATCGAGACCATCAATAATACGACTATCTGCTTCAATGCCATCAAATACTTCTTTAGTTCCATTGTTCACCCTCTTTTCTATCAACCCCGGTTTAGCTGCTGCTAGCTTGCTAAGATTGTGTCTTTTAAAAATATCAAGATACCTATTCATCTCTAGTTGGATTTCTTGATTTCTTGATTGAAGTTCTACTAATCCTCGTGTTTGCATTTCAAAATCTTGCTGCATACTTTCTATAGCTTCTTTTTGTTCTTGGTCTCTTAACTCATATGCTTTATTTAAAGATTGAAGAGAAGAATTTTGCCAATACAAAAATCCACATATAGCAACCAAAACTGATATAACTCCTAAAAGTATTTTACTCATTGACCGCACACCACAAAGATTCCATCAACTACTTGACAGTTATCATTCTTATCTACAGTTATTGTTCCTGCAGTTGCTTTGCCTTGCTTCATAATAAAATTATTTGTAGCTTCATCATAAGCTACGATTGTTTCTGTACAACCTAATAAAAATGCAAATGTAATTATTGTTAATAATATTTTTCTCATTGACTTTGTTTTATCACTATTACTGATGACCCTCCACCATTCACTTTAACTTGATTCATTACTCCATCTTGTTCTAATACAACTAAATAACTTTCGCCACTATCTATTTGTATAGATGTTGATTGTGCAACTTCTCTTGTAAGTTTTATTTCCTGACCTGAAACTACTGTTGTTATCTGTGTTTTTTGGTCTTGTCCTATACTTGTGCCTTCTATATTTACAGCAGATATTGTTTGTGTAAGTTCTTCTTCATTATCTAAAACATCAAGCTCTGTAATTATATCAAGTAAATCTTCTAAAAAATTTACATTCAAAGCATCATAATCTAGTTCTGTAAATTCTAATTCGTCTTTATCTAAAGAGTCATCAGCTAAATAATCAATATCTAATTCACCAAAATCTAACAAGTTGTTATCTTGCTTGCTTTCTGATTGCTTTTCTTCTTGTTCTTTATCTTCTTCTGGCGGTGCAATCAACAACATATTATTTATAAAATCCAAAGATAAATCTAATATGACTGGCTTACTTGGCATTGCTTCATAAACTCTAGTAGTTGTTGCTTGATATGGCTTGTTTAATATAACTGTTCCAATAGCAGTTGTAACTGATATTTCTCCAGAAGGATTGCCATTTTCATCTGGTAATAATATAAATAAACTCTTACCAGTATCAGGTTCTACTGTAATAGTAAAATCTGTACCTCGTATACCAACTACTGCAGAATTAGTTTTTAACTTAATATTCTTTTTTGATATTGCATTGGTTAAGCTTGAAGTAAATCTAGCTGTTCCCTTTACAAAATTTAAAGCTAACTTTGAATTGTCAGGGTTTGGGTCAAAAACAAATTCATCTATAACAACCATAGAATGTTCTGTAATTCTTATAGTTGTATCATCTACAAATCTTATACCCATACGACCAGCTTCGGTTTGTGCTTTGTCGTAAGACTGTATTCCAAAGTCAGTCACTACATCATAATTCTTATCTCTTTCTATCCGAGCATATCCTGATACTTGTTCTACTGTTCCTATATCAACAACTTGTGCTAGTGCCTTGGTCGTTTTGATTGACACAGAAAGTACCATTAGAACCAGAAGAAGTAATCTTGAGCCAATCATTATCAAGTGTACTTTGTTGTGTGACATTTATAGTTCTTGAGCCTCCAGTATGTGTCAAATGAAAATATGCACCTTGGTAGCCATCTCCATCAAAAGTGACTGTATTATCAGAGCCACTTATGTTCATATAGTTTGTAGCTAAGTCTTGGTCTATAGAAGAAGTGATGCTGTTGTTTGAACCATTTATAGTCCAGTCTAAATCTAATGTTGATGCCATTGCATTAGTAGCTTGATTCAAAGTAAAAGCATTTGAAGAGCCAGATACTTGTACATTTATATTTGAACTATCTGCACCATAAGTGTTATCTGGGTCTGTTTGCATAGCAAATGTATTGGAATCTCCTGTGAATTCAAAGAAACCTGTATAGCTATCTGCATATATATCGCCTCTAAATAAATTAGAGTTACCTAGTTGATTGATGTCTAAAGTCATTGTTGCACCATCTAAATCTAAAGCGGTCATCGAACCAGCAGTTGCAGTTGAACCACCAATTAAGTTTCCAGAACCTAATTGCTCTATATCTAAATTAGCTGTAGCTCCAGTTTGGTCAATAGATATTTCATTGTCTGCAACAAAAATATTTATTGATAACAAAAATATAACTGGTAATAGTTTTATCATTCCTTATAACTCCAAAATTTTTTTTGAATTCCTTTTTCTATAGTAGCTAATATTGCTTCTTCTATAGCAGACTGCAATGCTATCGTAACGCTTTCGTTTTCAACATCGCCATTTTCTATTTCAATTAGCTCTGTTCTATTTTCTATAAATCTAAATCCATCTTGATTTGTGCCAACACTAAGAATACTTTTTGTTATAGAAACTTCTATCAATACTCTGCCTGTTAATACAGATACAGTTCTTAATGATAAAGTTACAGTATCTTGTTTATACTCTTTAGAAGCACCTATACCTAATAACCTTGCACCTCTACCACCGCTTCTAGTATTAGTTTCATAACCTATAATTGCACCTTCCATTATCAAACCTGCAAACATTAATGGCTTAAGCTTTTGCGGGTCATCAAAAGATTCTCTTGTGCTTCTTATAAGCTGTCTTTCTTTTGTAAGATTATCTAAACCTATTCTTTCTACAACTTCAAAAAACTCTCCACCTGAAACTTCTTTTAATGTTTTTATAAGCAAAACATAAGGTGCTTGTGTGACTGCTGTACTGAATGTTGCAAAACTATTATTACTTCTTCTTTGCCCAGTTTGGTCTGTAAACGAAGTTGGATATACAGCAACTATAGGTTTCTTTTTGGCAGCAGGCGTTTCAGTAATTTTTTTATTAATAACACCAACCCTTTCAGGATACTTTGATATTTCTTTATTAGGCAAAGCATCATCATAAAAAACAGTACAGCTAGAAAGTAAAACTATTGAGAGGAAAAGTAATAACTGTTTGTTTATTATCTTCATTAGTAACTGTTAGTGTAATATTTGTAGTGTCTACCTTATAATCAATAGTGTTTCCTTCTAACTCTATTGTTCCATTATCTTGCGGAGTCTCTCCAAATAACTTTTCTACAAGTTGTTGTGAAAGTTTGGCATAAACTCTAGTTTCAAAATTTCTTATAAATCTAGCTGTAGTAGTGTTTTGTTCATCTCTTTCTGCTTGTTCTACTAAGGCTTCTACTTCTTCTTGTATAGTTTTGTATCTAGTATGTTCTTGATTTTCTATTGTTAAATAATGTTGCGATGTATTAACTCCTGAAAAACTAGGAGACTTAAACTTGAAAGTCATCTCACTAGCTAATGCTAGATTTACACAAAATGCTATGACTATAAACAAACCAACATACATACAAATAATTAAAGCTAAATCTTTATCTCTTGCTTTTTTTCTAGCAGCTAGTTCTGCTTTAGAAGGTCTGCCTCTTTTTCTTTTAATCTTTTCTTTGGTCATCTCTATCTGCCTTTGCTATTTTATCGTTCTGTACAAGATTAGGCACACCTAACATAGTCTTTAACAAAGTATCTTGTCTAATAATTTCATTATCAACACTTCTAACTCTGTCAATTAAGGCAATTAATATTCCATGTTGTGCTTCTAATTTAGCATCTAATCTACCTTCCATAGCTTTGAGTTGTTCGTTCACTTTGTCATCAACAACATCTATTTTAGATTCCATGCCATCTATGATTCTATTAATTAATTTCCAAACAAATACACCTAGTCCTAATGCTGCAGCAACAGGAAATCCTAACTCAGTAATTAACTTTACAATATCATCCATCTACTGGCTCAAAGAGACCCATTTCAATTAGCTTGGTTCTATTAGCTTGATGTACAGCTTCTATTGCTGTTTTATTTTGTCCAAAGTATTTTGCTGCTAAGTGTGCATCTATCATTGCTTCGTTTACATCTTCTCCATCACAAACAACTGTTCCTAATACTCTGCCAAACTTACCTCTTGAATCTCTCAACTTAGTTCTTATTACAACTGTATCTGCACCTTCTACAGCCATTTTTAAAAAAGCTGCAGACATTTTGCCTCTAGCTTTTTCGTCTTTATTTCTAGTTCTTGACTCAGGCGTATCAATCCCAAAAAGTCTTACTCTTGTTTTATAAAGAACAGAAAAACCTAAATCTAGCGTGACATCTATAGTGTCACCATCAACAACTCTATCTACTGTACATTTGTATTCATACATTGTATTTCCTGTTTTCTTTTAAATATTTTAAATAAGCTTTCATATTTCTTTCTACTCTTCTATCCGCCCATATTTTTAAACTAATAAGACCTGATAAAAATAAAAGATTAATACCTATGGCTATGACAAGGTCGTAGTCCATTAGTGCATAGAAACTTCTATGTTGTCATTTTCTATTGCAAGAAGCGAATCAAGTTCTCCAATAACTGTGACTCCTTTTCTCTTAGCAGTTTTTTCTGCTATCTCTCTGCTCTCTGCAATTATATCTGGACCATCATGAGTCTCTCCTTTGTAAGTAAACTCTGTTAAAAATATTCTCATATTACCCTCGCTAAAACTTCTATAGATGCCATTGTTGCATATAGACCTACAATCAAAAGCTCTATACGAACAAATCTTTTATTACCTTCATCAAGTCTTTTTTCTATATTTTCGTATCTAATAGAACATTCTCTTTCGTGTGAATGTATCTTATTAAGTGCTTCATTACTCATTATTTATTATCATCTATTGTTGTTCGTGCCTCTGCTCTTTTTGTAGAAATGTCAGAAGGAATAGCTTTTCCTGTGTCTGCTTTTCTAACAACATACCAATCAGTATCTTTCAAATATTTTTGTGCAGTACCTACAGCATCTGATTTGTCTTGAGCTACTTTGTTAGTTTTAGTATCACTAGACATTGCTTTAAATTTGTTTATCGAATTTGTACTTGCAGCTTCATCAACATCAAAAACTGTTTGCAAACATTCACCTAAGTTAGCAAAACCAAACTCAGTTTCTTTACCTGAGATTACAACACCATCAGAATCAATTATTTCTTGTTCTTCAAGTGCAACACAATGTTCAATTAAATTTATTTCTTGTTCTGTTAAACCTGTTTTATCTATCATTAGTACATTCTCCAAGCTGATAAGTAAGCATTAGAAAAATATTGAGTAGAATTTTGACTACTTACATATCTATATCTAACTTCTTCTCCTGCATAAAATCTAATTCCAATATAATAAGTACCACTTAAAGTAATTTGCCCTTCTGCTATAAATGTAGTTGTACTCCAATCTCCAATAGCACTACCCATACCATCTACTAAATGACTGTTAGCATTTCCTGAATGAGCTAAAAACATATAAGTTGTATCTGCAGTATCACTTGCATACCTGCCTAAAGAAGCAGAGCCTCTTATATACCATGTACCTGTGCCTAATGTTATATAGTTTCCTGTGACACTTGTTCCGTTATAACCATACCTTACTGTTGTTCCTAATGGATGCCAAAAATATCCCGAAGCTGCTGTGCCTAATCCTGATGGCGGAGTTGAGTAATCTCGTTTTAAAACATCAGGAGCTCTGTTTACAGCACTTGAGCTTGAAGATAAAAAGCCTGATGAACTGTTATGTCTTAAATCTCCTGTAATTGTGCTTGATGCAGTAACTGTAGTGACACTTGGAGTTGATGAAAGAGCCAAAGTTGGAGTACCAGAAGTGCCACCTCCTGTTAAATTACTACCTGCAGTTACTCCTGTAATATCTCCCTTTGAGTCTAGTTGAGATTGAATATTAGAAGAAACTCCATTCAAATGTAAAAACTCAGCATTACTAATAGTTCCATCTGCAATTTTTGCAGCATCTATATCTGCTCCAGACTTTATATTAGAATCATCTATATTAGTTAAGCTATTACCTGTTCCATCTGCATCAAAAGTTTTATTAAGAAATGTTGTGGTACTATCCGCACTTATAGGAGTAACTCCGCCTATAGTTGCATTAGAAGATAAACTTACATAATCTAAACAATCTATAACTGCAGCACTAGAACCTGCTCCATCAAGTATAACCATTTTTGTCATACCATTTGGAATAGTGACTGTTGCACCTGAGCCTTGTTTAATTATTATTGATTGATTTCCTGATGTTCCATTTCTTATCAACATCATTTTAGAAATCGTGGTTGGATTTATAGTTAAGGTTCTTGTTGCACTTAATGAAGAAGTAGAAGTGACTAAGATAAACATTTTTCTATATAAGTGCGAAGCTTGATTTACTGTGACAGTTTGGTCAGCATCACTTCCAAAAGTTGCACCTGTGCCATAAGAGAAAGCTTCTCCTATTAGCTCTAAATTTACATTAGTAGTATCACCCCATGTACCACTACCTTCACCAGTAGCTAGTTCGGTTAATACTAAATCGTTATCATAACTTGGCATAATTTACCTCTTTGATTATGCGACCTCATTCCAATCTGGACTTTGAGAATCATTTACTGTACTCCAAGAAGGAGTTTGTGAATCACTAACTGGTGTAAAGTTTGAACTTTGGTCATCATCAACTTTACTCCAAATTCTTACATTACCTATTGCACCCGAAACTGCAACACCGCTAACTCCTACAACTGCTTTTGCAATTACTGTTTCATTACCTATAGCAGATGTTGCTGATACACCTGTAGGCACTATATTGTTTTCTGTAATTAAAGATTCATTACCTAAAGCTGTAGTAGCAGATACACTTCCTATTTGTGCTGCAGTCACATTACAATCTGCAGTTATTGTTTCATTTCCAAGTGCAGATACTTTAGCATCAGAAGAAACTCCTTGAACTGCACCACCAAATACAACTGCGTTTCCTACTGCTGTTGTTCCTGTAATAGTATCGGTATCAAATGTATTTGCTACGCTTACAACTGCACCTGCAGTATTTTGTAAATTACCAACAGAACTTGTTGCTGATACTCCTGTTATAGGCGGTGTCGTAGTAGCTGTAAATGTAGTAGTTCCTACTGAAGTTGTTGCTTGTAATCCAGAAATATCTTCATGTATTCTTGCACCTGCACTTGCTACAACTGTGCCCACAGACATTACTCCTACATTTGTTGCAACAGTTACTATTATATTAGGACCTGTTGCTGTTCCTAAAGATGCAAAAGGTGCTTGTGCAAATGCACTTAATCCAAACATTTAATTACCTGATAAGAATTGATATACAGGTCCATATGCAATATCTGTTCCAAAAAAAGTATTTAATAAAAATATTGCTCCATTTATAAATACAATCTTTGTTCCAACTACAATAAAAACTATCCAACCGATTGTTAATAACAGACCATGTTTTTGATAAAACTCTTTTACTTTCCTAATTATTGGAAAGTTCCATCGACCTTCTGTAAAAGCTGTATTCAATACAGGCATTAAATAAAATAATTTATTTTTTATATTCAACTTAATAAGCTCCTAGCATCATTGCAAAAGGAATTAATTCATAATAAACAAGTGCAACAGTTGCTGTAATAATGACTCCTGATAAGAATCCGCCTAAAAGTGTTAATAATTTAGATGCCATAGTTCCTCCTTTTATTCCATTCTAAATACTGTATAGGTTGTTCAAAACCAAATTCTTTCCTCAAATCATCTACATCTTTTTTTAAAAAATATAATAAAGAGTGTTCAATTAAATTATTTTTATTTACTTTTTCTCCAATTTTTAATGCCTCTTTTAATATAAAAAAAGGTTTTAATGATTTTGCTTTCCAAGCTACTCTACAAGTAACCAAAAAACTTACATATAACAATCCAATGTTCTTTACTTGTTTCCAAGTTACTGCTTGTATTAAAGCTTCTCCAAAAGGTGAAGTGTCATATTGAAACAAAACATGATACAAATCATGTGTAAAAAATATATGTCTGCCAACATTCATTCTAAGTTTGTGAATTCTTTCATCAGAAATCATATCTACATCTAATATATCTTCTTTGTATCTTTCATTATAAAGCTCATCAAATGTCCAATCTTTGTAAAATTTATGTAATTGTTTGCCTGCAGTATTTTTTGGCAAACTTTTTAAATATTTCATATTAGAAATTTTTGGCAGTATTTTTTCTTTACAATAATTAACATCATTCCAATCTAAACCTAATGCAATATTTATTCTAGTTGGAGAACTTGTAAAATTTTTACGCATTTTTTTTCTTGTTAAAAACATTAACTGTGTGTACAAAGATTGTAATTCTGCAAGTCTTGCTTTGGATTCTGGTTGAGATTCTCTTTGTTCAGAAGCATCTCTTAATAAAATTGATATTGATAATTTAATGAATGTAAATAAATTGAACATCTTATTTAGCTATAGTTACAATCCTAGCTACTTTTGATGATTCATTTTTAATAGCAATTTCTGAACTTGAAATTCTTTTTACATCATATTGTTCTATTTGTGTTTCGCCTATAGAACAGTTTTGCGAAAAGAAGATATAAAACAAATTAACATTTTCTCGTTTTACTGTTTTAATTTGTCCTGCATCAATATCTAATAATTTTAAATTGTAACCTTCTTTTTCAGTCATAAAACAAAGAAACCTTGTATCATCTTCTAGTGCCGTTTGAGCAGCGTATCTACCATTAATATGCCATTTAGCAGAACGAGGATATATAACATCAAAATCCGCACCAAATTTGTAAGAAGTTAAAAGTTCTTTATTTGCAACTGCTTCTTCTACTGTGCTTTCTGTATATTCTCCATTTTTAATTTTGTCGTCTGCAGTAATATCTTTCCATCTTTGGATATCACTAGCTTGTATTCCATCTTCTTCTTTCCATCTTTGACAAGATTGAATTTTACCTTGTATCAAAACAAAATGATTAGGTCGATATACAACATGAGGACTAACTTCATCAACAATATGTTCATCTAGTTCAGCAGTAGTTTCACTAAAATAAAGCAAACCTTCTTCAAAAGTATCTCGACTTTGTATATCTCCTTTATTTCCTGTAGTTACTGTTACTTGAAATTCATCATCTATAACTTTATGAGTTTCTGGAATCCAATTAAAATCAAATCTTACTGTCATTATATTTCCTCCGATACAATTTTTTTTGCATTAGCATCTACATTAAATATGTCGTATATATTTTCTTGTGTAATGTGTCTGAAAAATTCTTGTTTAATGTGTACTTCTTCATAACCTTCAAACATAGATTTAGGTTTACGAATAGCAATTCCTCTATAATCACAACGATATACTATTGTTCCATTATCAGCAGTTTCTTCGTAATAAATAATATCTTCTGCTTTTTCAACCATTATTTTGTAATACTTATATTCCAAGTACCTGACATATTAACATTCGTATTAGTAGCAGTGGTCCAACTAAAAGTTGTATATGCTCCGATTCCAGGATAAGTACCTTGAATAGACCATTGTTTGCCAGTTATCCATCCACTGTTTTGATGAGTATCACTTCCATAAAGTCTAGTTGTAGGAACTCCATCTTTAGCAGGAACATCAATATAACGAAAAGGACAAGTTGAAGTATTCCAATTAGCTCCTGCATTGTAATTAGTTCCCCATGTTCCACCTATAGCTAATGCAAAGTTAAGATTACCCCAAGCTCCATTGTTTGTTTTGGATTGCGAAGCCCAAAAACCAGCAGTATAACGATTTGTAGTTGTAGGATTATTATCAGTTCCTCTAAAGTGATTAAAAGATATTGCACCAGAAGAAGGTATTTGTCCTGCATTTCCTACTTGGTCTATACCTTCTTTAAATGCGTAAGTAAGGGTTGACTGTCCTCCAATATAAGGATAAGCAGTGCTACTTCCTAACTGTGACATTTTTCGCCCAAACTGACGATAATAACCATTATATGCTGGAGTCCCTGGAACACCTTTACTTCCAGGTACTGCTGGAAAATATATATTTGTGCTTGAATAAGATACTGCATTAGCAACAGTAACAGGATTATTATTACTATTTAAATTTCCTGCATAGTATTCACTCATACTATCAGGAGGCTGACCACTTGTTCCACCATAACTCCATTCTGTTCGGATGTTAGTCATTGAAACAGAACCTGATGCAGGTATCGTCATCCCTTAACCTCTAGTTCTTTTACTTTAGCTGTAAGAGTTTCTATTTGTTCTTGTTGTTCTTTAATTGCTTCTACTAATAACCCTACTGTGTTGCCATAACGAATAGCTAAATGTTCTTCTGGTTTTTCTCCTTTTGTTTCATCTACTATAGTTTCAGCGGTATAAACCGCTTCTGGTAATACTTTTTCTAAATCTTGTGCTATCAGTCCTGTACTCTTTTCTCCATCTTTTTTGTAGGTAAAGGTAACACCTTTTAAGTGTTTTATTTTTTCAATAGGATTTTTTATAACTTCTATGTTTTCTTTTAGTCTAATATCTGAAACACTTCCATACGCTGTTACATTTCCTTCTGTTGTAAAATTACCACTAGAATCTATTACGGCTTTA